ACTATGAAAGATATAGTCAATACTTCAAAGGTGATTTTATAGACAGTGCAGCTAAGATAATGAGATTAACAATGGATGCTAGATTGAAATTACACTTTGGATTGAGATGTTACAAAGCATATAAATATACAATAGTAGATAGAATAGAAGCAGGGACAACACTATTAGATCAAGGTAGGATGTTATTCACACAAAAGTCAGAACCATGTTATATATCATTTACTAAAGCATTTTATACAACAACTAGCAAGACAGATATAAGAGGATTTAACGAACATAAACACAAGGATAGAGTAGATAGTGTTGAATACGGGCAATCACCTTATACAGCATATATGATGAGAAAATCAAATAGTTCCAAAGCATTCTTTAAAGAATAAAACCCATACAAAGGAGGGTTGCAGATGAAGATTAGAAACGCAATTAGCCCTATGTATTGGGGTAAGAGAATGATTGATAAAAGAATAGAACAGTACACTAAAGGAGTTGGAACAGAAATGCAATATAATCCATTGTTAGTTACTATGAAAGATAACTTTAATGATAGACAGTTGACACGAAGAGGATTAGAAAACAGCTTATGGTATAGTGGTAACGAGCAAGACTTATTACATTTCTATACTAAGGAAGCACCTAAGTTCTTTCGTAAAGGCCAAGCAAGTGAGAGTACAAATTACTTTTGGGCGCAGTCTAACATAAACATAAGAAGAATACATAGTGGTATTCCACAGTTAATATGTGAGAAAATGACAGACTTAATAACTGGTAACGGTTATAACATAAAAGTTGAAGGTAAGAATGAAGTTAGATTACAAGAAGAACTAGATGAGATGTTACAAGATAATAAGTTTAGAGGACATCTATTAGGTAAATCAATAGAAACGGAATCATGGAGTGGTGGAGTATCATGGAAGTTATCATGGAATCCTACATTAACTGAATACCCAATTATAGAAGCATGGCAACCTGAAAACTATACTAGCGTAATTGTTAGTGGTAGAGTACAAAAAGATATATTCTATATATACTATGAGAAGAATAATGTTCAATATAGATTAAGTGAGATATATGGAGTAGACAAATCTAAAGGTGCATACATAGATTACAAATTAGAAAAGTTACAATTCAAACAAGGTGTTCAACAATCATCAGAAGGAAAATGGGAAACAGTATCATTTAATGAATTAGAACAAACTGAAAACTTAAAACGTATAGAGTTTAATGGGTATTATAAACGCCTTAGTTTATACAAACCTAACAAGTTACCTAATAGTGAGTTTAGATATTCAATGATAGGTGAGAGTGATTATGCAGGTTCGTATGGTGGGTTTGATGCAGTAGATGAAATCATATCAACGTGGATTCAAGAGTTCAGAGATGGTAAATTAAATAGATACTTTCCTGAAGAATATATGTTAAAGAATTTAACCACAGGTAGATATACTACACCTGATGCATTTAAAAAAGATCATATACTATTTGCAGATAGTCCAAGTGATAATGTAGAAAAACAAAAAATACAATATGCACAAGGAGATATACAAACAGATAAACACGTTGAATCATATAAGATATGGGTTACACAGATACTTAACAATGCAGGACTTAGTCCATTAACAGTTGGTATAACTGGATTAGAAGGAATAGATGCTAGTGCAGAAAGTCAACAAGAGCGTGAGAAAGTATCAATCAGAACGAGAAACAAGAAGATTGAATTATGGGTAGAGTTCTTACAAGACATTCTCAAAACAGCATTAGAGTTTAGAATGATGACTAAAAAAATAACAGCAACAGATACTGGTATTTATAGCGTTGGTAAAATAGAAGATTTTGATTTAATAGTTACATTCAATGATTATATTATTAAATCTAAAGCAGATAGAACAACTGAAGTACAATCAGGATTAGGAACATCATGGGATGTATTAACAGGAGTTAAGTATGTGCATGATGATATGACACTTAGAGAACAATTAGCAATTAGTGCTAGAACTAAGATAGAAAACGGATATGAAAGTATATCACAAGCAGAACTAAGCGCATTACAAGCTGAAAACTTAGATGTTAATGAAGAATTAATAGCAGAGAAAGTAGAAATCATAGAAATTCCAAACCAAGTTATAGAGCCGTTAAATGATGATGGTACACAGGTGGAAGACACACCATTACAAAATCAAGAAGTTGGTATTGAAGATGGGAAAGAAAGTGTAGAAGAAACATTATTAAATGGAGCACAGATAACATCAGCAGTATCAATAGTAGATAGTTTCAATAAAGGCGTATTAACCTTTGAGGGAGCATTAGAGATGTTAATGACATTCCTAAACATTCCTGAAGATAAAGCTCGTAAGATGTTGAATAATGGTAGTCCAACACAACCAGTAGTAACAGAGTAGGTGTTGAATAATGCCAACTATATTAAATGAAAAACGAGAATTTCAAAGGCTATTACATTCTAAAGCAGAAGTTAAAGAGTTAAAAAGTAAAGGCTTTGAATCCGTTATGTCATCTAATGTATCAGCAGTCGCACGAGATAATGATAATTTAGTTATTAGATTTCATGGTGGAGCTACATATAGTTATATTGGTAAAGGTAAATTATATGAAGATATATTCGCAGCAGCAAGCAAGGGCAAATGGGTATGGAGATTCTTAATTAGACCAAATGTACCGTTTAGAAAAGGTAGAGATGTTGTAATTGACAATGATGTACCAAGTAGAGATATGATGGAAAGAGAAAAGCCAAAGATTAAACTTGATATATCTACAATGTTTAAATTAGATACATTAGGAATATTAGATACAATGGCATTAAGCACAGCAGTAAAAGATTTAGGAACAATAGTTAGTTTGTTAGGAGCAATAAATATATAAAACACTAGATGTTATCTAGGAGAATAGTCGTACAGACTTTAAAAGGAGGAAACACAATGGATTTAACACCCGAACAAATAGCAGTAAATGAAGCGTTAGCAGTAAAAGAAACACAGGCTGCGGAATTAAAGACACAAAGTAAAGCTGAAGCATTAAGAGAATTATCGAAAGACTTAGGTATTAATGCTTTTGAACCAAAGGAATTAAAAGCGAAGTTTAATGAGTTTACACAATGGCAAACAGACCAAAAATCCGAGCAAGAAATCTTGCAGGAAAAATATGACTTATTAAATGGAGAAAAAACATCTTGGCAATCTAAAGAACTTGAATATGAAAGTAAATTGAAAGCTAGTGAATTAGGAATACCACAAGACAAGTTGGAGGACGCTCTCAAATTAGCAGGTGGTAAAGTTGAAAATCTAGCAGAGGTATTGAAAAAATACCCAGTATTCAAATCAATAGAGGGGATTAATATTGGATTGCAAAATCCTAACGATTCCTCTACACCAAATGTAGATACAGAATTACAAGCCTATATGGCAGCGAATCCAAAGATATACGGAGAGCGAAAAAAATAAAAGGAGATAACACATGGCAAATTTATTATATCCTGCAAGTACAGGACATTATACAGATGACAAATATTCAGCATTATTAGAACCAAATCTATGGTTTAACAACATATTCCAACCGGGCGTAACTTATACGGACAAATATCAATTAGGACCAGCAGGTCAAATATTCGTACATAAACCAGGCGTTGGAACAGTAACACCAACACATCCAGGAGCAGATTTCTCGGATGCAGTAGTACAAGATAGTTTAGTAACAATCGCATTAGATAAACAATTTAACCGTTCAAGAAAAATATACGGTGCTACATTAGCTTCAGTTGCATATAGTGCAGCAGCAAGTGAAATGGAAACAGGAATACAAGAAGTTAAGAAAGCATGGACGTTACAATTCTATAAAGAGTTAATCGGGAAAACTAGTATTATCGTTTCAGATAATATCTTAACAGTTGTTACAGATTCAACTATTTATGATCAAATCGTATCAGATAGACAAAAATTAGTAGAATTAGGAGCTAATCCTAATGTAATTATTGTTACACCTGCAAGTTATGGATTACTATTAAAAGCACCTGAGTTCCAAAGAACTGGTGTCGTAGGCGATAACGTAGTATCAAATGGTGTAGTAGGTAGTGTAGCAGGATTGAAAGTTGTAGAATATGAAGCAGCAGATTCAGCAGCTATTGATGGAGCAACTATCGGTGGAATCACATGGGCTACGGGAGATTTAATGGAATATGTAATCTATGATGCAGATGCATTATCAGGAGTTACATCAGTTGAAGCAATTAGATTAGTCGAAGAACCAACAAGATTTGTCGGAACATTAGCACAAGTACAAATCGTATCAGGTTTTGAATTAACTAACGCATCAAGAGCGTTATTGAAATTCCACGATTTATCAGCAAGTTAATTAGAATAATATAACCTAAACAGGGTGGGAGTCAAATCCTGCCCTATTTTATTAAAGGAGTGAAAAGAATGGTAGTAGAAAACGGACAATATATAATAACTAAAGATGAAATAATAGATAATAGTGAGTTTGTAGAAAGTGACTTAACAGAAGTTTATCGTGAGGGATTAGAGTTTAGTATAAAATTGGCTAGTCGTAAAACATATAATATTATGTATAGTGCCTATTTTGGAGTTAATAAAGGTAGACAAAGATTAGCGTTAAACTATATGATAGCTCAAGACACAATTAAACAAGATGCAATAAGAGATGCAACAATAGAATATATAAGAGGTGCTTTACTTATTGGTATGGATTTAAAAGAATATCTAGATCAAAAACCAAACTATTCAAAAAGTGTAATAGATATACTAAAACAAAATGATTTATGGATAGTAGCTGAAATTCAATATCAAGATGAGGATATAGCATGATACGCAAACCAAGAAACCCACGCTATACATTAAAAGCATATTACATTGAGAATGACAAAGAAACATTATTCTATTGCAAAGAGAACAAGATACGCAACATCACGAATGAAATGGGAGCAAGTATGCCTATGTCAAACGGAGAGCGTATGTTAGAAACTGATAGCCCTATTGTGTTTAAAATGAATCAAAGGGTTAAGATAGGAAATGAAACACTATTCGTACAAGATTCAAATGGTAATGTTGATGCTAATGACTTAAACTCTTTACGAGGTAATCCTGATTATATTCAAACAGTATTGGTAAAATGATAAGTTTAAGTGAAATAAGAATGATAGCATTATCAGAAGTGCCATATGGAAAAGGTAATATATATTTAAAAGGATTAAGGTTTAGTGAAGATAATACCAAGTATAGTATAGTTTATGATGTAAATGCAGTCCCTCATATATGGTATCAAGAAAAAGGATTCAAACACTATAAAAGTGGTAAATTCATTACAGTTAATCAATGGTTTATAAGAGATAGAACGGTCAATGCTTTAACATCTTATGCTATTGAACCATCTACAAATATTCGGTCAGGAATAATGGATAACAACAAACGAACAGTACAAGCAAGAACAAGCAAATTATCACAAGGTACAATACAATCAATCAAAGGTAATGAGAATAGATAGGAGTTGTGCATATGTTTTATTCAAAGAACAAAAGATTATATGATTTAATACTAGATAAACTAAATGAGAACACACAAGATGTTATTTTTAGTGGTAACTATATGTTTGAGTTTAACCAACAATTAGCAAGTAATGGTAGTTTCAACTTTTCAATAGTAAGTAGAAGTGCAACATCACTTGATTTTACTACGACAGAAGTTGTGCCTTTAGTTGACATTCAATCTATTCAAATACCTTTTGTAGAACAAAATAAAAGAGATGATTGGGAACGAGAATTTTATGTAGCAATAGAAATACCAACAACACGAAACACAGTTACTAATGAATTAATAATAGAATTTGAAGAATCAAATCCAAGATACCAAGCAATATTAGAAACACTAGAAACACTAAGTGATAACCTCACTTTTATAGATGGAGATTATAAATATACATTCAAAGTTAAAGAACCAACTAAGGTTAATGTATTCACATATGGTGGTAAATACTATCAGATATTAGCATTAACATTTAACCTAACATCATTAGTTAAAGGATTCTTTGGTAATGAAACTAAGTTATATTTTGGGTTAGCAAGTGATGGATCGTTTGGTGAAACAGCAGATTATCTATTAGACAACGTAGAATTTAGCGAAATAGTTGCTAAGACTACAAGGGCTACATCAAATGTAAATGACATTGATGAATCATTCCAAGTAGATAAGAGAATTTGGGAATCGACTATCACAATAAACTTTAACGGCAATGTTGCTGATATGCTAATATATAAAGAAAAAGCTGTAATAAGCGCACTTAACTTAACATATCAGATTAAAATTACAAACAAAAATCTAAACACATTAA